TCCATCTTTCTTCTCCTTGATCTTCGGCTTCGCTGCCGATTGAGTAGGTACTTCGACGATCGGATAATCGCCAGCATAGGCGACGAACTTAGGTCGTCCGAAGCCTACGATCTCTTTACCGCTTAGGAACTCTCGCTCTTTAACCATGACCATTCCGCCGTTACGCTGATCACCAGTTCCCGAAGTGTTTCCTTCGATCGTGATAACCGTCTTAAACTTGACTCCTACGACGATTCCGATGTGGGAGATACGATCGACTCCATCATGCGGAAAGTCCATAAATGCAAGATCGCCGATCTTAGGCTCGGCCACTACCCAGCGATTTACTTCTTTTAGCTTATGCGCTCCCGCAGCTGTTGAGACCATCGATGGAAGCTTTACGCCCGCTTGATGGAAGCACCAATTAACGAAAGATCCGCACCAAGGTAAGCCGTCGGCCTTAGTAAACTTTCCATACTTGGTTAAGTTATCGCCTTCTTCGACTGTACCGACTTCCGCCAGTGCAATCTCGACGACTTTCGCAGCTGTTCCGATTGGGTAGGTCATGACAGAAGTAGCTTCGCTTCGTCTTCGGTAATTCCAAGCTTGGCTAGAAGAGCAGACTTTTCGGCTTCTTTTGCAGCTAAAGCAGCTGCTTCTCTTCCTGGAATCGCTGCGATCTCTGCTTCTATCTCTGCAAGTGTTGGAGCTTTTCCAGCTGATAGCCAGACTAAATTGGCATAATCATCGCCAGATAGAGTCCATTCTGCGCCAGCTCTTAATGATTGTAGGGCTTTTACAATTTCGATGTGTGTCATGGTGTCACTTCCATAAGGGTTAAGGTACAGCCGCCGCCGTAAGTGTTAACGTGCATCGATCCACCGCTTTCCGCTGCCATCTGGAGCTTGTAAGTAGTGGCCGAAGTTGTTGCTGGAGAATCTAAATAAACTTGCGTTACTCTCATGTTTGCCTCTTTTGTTCCAGTGCCACCGTAAACGATGTAAGGCATAACAGCATCTGTGTAAAGAACAGTTCCACCGCGATCTAATCGACTATTACCCAAGGTCTGAGAACCGCTTTTAGTGGTATAAAACGCCGCACTCACGAAGACTAAAACTTTATTACTCGCACTAGTTGGAGTAATGCTTAAAGTTAATCCAGTGTCGACGTAAGATGTCGAAGATGTCGTCGTGTTTGTATTATAAAAAACACTCTTAACTTGTACGACTGCTCCGCTTGATGGAGTAGCCCACTTAACGCCGTCGGCTTCGGCTGAATCCGCCATAAGAACAGTTCCATTCGATCCGACTCCCTGACGGACGAAAGTTCCCGATCCAGTTGCGACGATGATGTCGCCCTTCGTCGTAAGAGCTGTAGCCATCGAGTTAGTAACGGTTACATCGCCAGAAGTTCCGCCGCCTGAGATTCCAGTTCCAGCCGTTACTCCAGTAATGTCTCCGCCAGCTGTCCATACGAAGTCCATGTCCGAGTTAGAGTTCTTAGCTAGAACTTGTCCAGTCGTTCCGCCTTTAAGATCTACTAAAGAAGCATCGATAGAATCGCCGAGTGTTTCGATAGCTGTCGCGCCGTCTTTTACCAAGTCGGTCGAAGTGGGAACACTCCAGCCGAAGTTAGGTGTCGTAGTTGCCATGTTTTCCTCTCTATGCGACTACTGTCGCTTCTAACCAAGTAAGTGTAGGGCTAAGAGTGTTCCATCTTTCGGAAGCGGGTACGTCATTCCAGCGGAACGCGTCGAGTGAGTAGGCGATCGGCGTAACGTAAAGATCAACAGCCAGAGAGTTATAGCCAGCCGAGAATCTCCAGCCTTCGACGAAGCCTTGGAAAGCTAGACCCATGTTCGCGGGTAAGTCCGTAATGTTTACAGGCATTCCCATAAAGACTCCGATAAGAGAATCTCTTTCTACATCGGAGACATTAGGGCTTCCCAGTGGATAGCGAATCGACTCGAAGTTAGCTCTAGGGTAAGCGCGAAGAGCTAGATAGAACGCGGCTTGTGTCGTAGCATCTGCGCCATTTTCTAGCGAAGTCTGAATGTTCTGCGCCAGCGATCCGTAAAGTGCAATAGAAGCGGGATCGTCGTCTGTAACTAGCTGGCCGTTCTTATAAGTAATCGTAATAGCGTTACGGACATCGCCAGCTCTAGTCGATGTTTGTAGACCGCTGGAATAAGCGTCTAAAGCTGAAAGATCGACGTAACCATTCGCAGCTAGATAAGTGCTTCTCCTAGTCGAATCGGCGTACCCGATGCGGCCTTCGGAGTCTTCGTAGATGTAACCGAGTCCAGAAGTGGCTAAAGCTGAGACTAAAGAATAAGCATCTGTAACGTCTGCGCTTCGATCGGTTAGCTCGTAATTGCCTGGGCGATCGATCTGCCCTACGCCGCTGTTCTCTGCGTTAGCCCATGTCGTCGTCGCGTCATAATCTGCCCAGTGCAGAGCTGCGGGAACTTCATTCCAAGCTCCGTAAAGTATGCCATCGAGTACGTCGAAGATCTGATCGCCCTCGAAGTCCTTGCTAAGTACGCCTTCGGTAAGAACTTTAGGCAGACGTGAAAGCGCGCCAAGTGCCGTAATGCTAATAGTCTGAACTAGACCGCCAGTTCCCGATCTTTCGACTGTCGTAAGAATGTCGCTTACACTGCCGCCGAAGATTGCCACTGGAGTAGCTGTGGAGTTCTGCACGAAGACAGTTATCCCAGAGTTAATCTCTACAGTGATCGGATCGTCGTCGATGTTAAGAATCGATAAACTACAGTAGCCCGCTACCGCTTGCTGATAGATGTCGCGGCGGCCAGATTCGATCGTAAGATTCGCCAGAGTTATGTTCTTATACTCGACTCCATCGATAAGAACGCTCCAGACTGGAGTCCATAAGCTCATGCTATTAAGAACGCTCCCGCGCCAAGAGTGCCGCGCGCTTGGGATTTATTAACTACGTCGATGAGTGTTCTAGCTGCCTGTTCTGGATCTCCTACGATGCCCATGTTTAGGGTTATCCGAGTCGCTGCGTTCTCTTCGCGCTGCGCTCTAAGTCTTTCGGTCTCGGCCTTTAGCTCTTCACGACGTAGGATCGCCGCTTGCATAGCTGGAGAATAAGCAGACAGCGGCGCGCCTGTGAAAGTAGAAGATCCAGCATTAGGCGCGAACGTACCGCCGCCGCCGCTAATAATTCCACCCGATCCGTCTTCTCCGCCGAAGACTAATCCTTGACTTTCGCTAACACCGACGAAAGACGCGTTACTCGCTCCGAATAATCTGGTAACTGGATTATCTTTAATGAGATCGATAACCTTCTTCGCGCCGTTATAAATAGAAGTTAATAAGCCGACGAACTTTCCGAAAGCTGTAACGAGTCCAGCGACCAGAGTTCCAAGTCCTTCGAGTGCTGTCTTAAATGCTCCAGCGAGAAGTGGGACTAAATACTTTTTAGTAAAGTCCCAGATCTTTTCTAAGAATCCGTAGAATGGCTCTAGCTCTTCGGAGTTATCCGAGACGGCCTTCTTAATCTTGTCAAATGCGATTTTAAGTCCTTCGAGAATTGGCCCGACAATTTTAAGAATCTGCGGAATTATCTCTTTATACAAGAACTCCCACCAAGAAGTTAAGATCGGTAGCACGTCGTCGCGAATGACTGTAAAGATCTGGCCGAATGCTGGCCCGAGTGTTTTACCTAAAGAATCGGCGAATCCTTGGATCGCTGGGATTCCCTTGTCCACGAAGCCAGACAGAAGCGGAGTAAGAGCATCTAGGACGTAAGAACCTACAGTCTCTTTCGCTTCATCGAATGCAACAGTAAGACGCGCCATCTTTCCCTGAAAGGTCTCGGCTTGCTTAGAAGCTTGGCCCTCGAAAGTTTTAGCTAATGCCGCGGCTGCCGCGTCGAAGTTCTTGGACTTAATGATGCTCTCATCGATACCGACTCCAAGCTTCTTTAACGCGCCTAGATTGCCGTCGTACGCTTTACCGAGAGCTTCGGATACAGTCTTAAGATCTTTACCTGTTCCCGCTGCGATGTCGAGAGCTAGGGTCTGGAGTTCTTGCGCCTTAGTAACGTCCTTAGTCGACCGAATTAGTCGATCAAGCGACGGCCTTAAAACGTCGTCCGTAATTCCGTTAGCGAGTGCCGTCTGAGTTATGTAATCTTCGACAGCTTTAATCTGGCTTTCTGTTGCGCCAGTAACGTTCTCTAAAGTCGTCGCGAGTTTAGCTTGGGCTGCTTCGTCTTCGATTGCAGACTTAACGCCATCGACTAGAAGAACGCCAGCATAAGCAGCCGCAGCCGCTCCAGCTACGGCGAACGCAGCTCCCGCCTTTTTAGCGAAGCCGCCCATTTTAGATCCGAAGCCTTCGACTTCATTTTGTGCGCCTTTTACGCCCTTTTTTAATTCGTCGAAGTCCGCGTCGAAAGTAATTTTTATCTTAGGAATGCCAGCCATTAGTCCAGCCTCAATTCTTTAGCGATCTGTTGCACCATGAGCGCATACTCTCGGGCCACGACTGGGACATAGAAGTCGACAGCTGGAGCGATCCAGTAGCCGCGCTTATTGTAAGGAGTCTTAAATCTGTTAGTAAATGTTCGACCTATCGAGTCGACTCCGCCATGCGATCCGTATTCTGTTCCCCAGAGCAGCGCGCCAGCTGGAGCAGCTTGTCGACGTACTTTCCCTTTACCGCTTTTAGAAGTTTCTCCGCCATAAGGACGACCGACCTTCTTAGGGCCGCCGATGTCGACGCGAATAAGACGATCGCGTGGAGACTTGATCGTCTGGACTACTAGCTTCGTCTGTGGAGCTGGAGCAGACAGTCCGCTCATCATAAGCTGGCCAGCTAATCGCTGAGACATAGGCTGCGCGCGATCTCTGACTAATTGCTGATACTCGGCTGGGAATGAACTAAGTAAACCCAAAAGATTCTTAAACTCGTACGGATCGACAGTAATGGCATAAGTGCCGCGGCCTTTAGTGTCTGCCATTCTGCCTCTCCAGTATCTCGATCGCTGTAAGTAAATCTTCCGCCGTCTGCCACTCTCTCATCGGGATCTGGGTCGCTATTGCGACTTCGACCAAGATTCGATTTAAGCTTCCGACGGGCCAGCTTTTGGGTCTGACTTCTTACTGTTAATTCCTTCTACAGTTTCGACCCAGATCTCGAAAGGCTTAACAGGATTCCCAGCTGCTTCGCGCTTCATAGCGTGATAAGCCAAGAATGTAAGCCCTTCGAGACCTAGCTTCGATTCTGCTTCGTTTACTGTTGCGTTAAACTTTCTTTCCCATTTAACCCATTCTGGAAGAGCTGCGACGTAAGTAGCTACATCTCCCGATAGGTACTGGACTTCTAGTTCTAGCTTCATGTATTGCTCCCGATTCTGTTTATTAGCTAAATGTCTCTGTAGGTGTTCCCACGACTGTAAAGCTCATGCTAACAGTCTGAGCGTCTGGCGATGATCCGCCCACGCTTGGGAATAGTGGAAGAACGTTAAAGCTAAAGACTGCGCCTGT